TGTCTTAACTCTTGTTCAGCTTGTACTTGAGCAGTTTCTGTATCAACTTTACTTTGTTGAGCAGTTCCTTCCATACTAGTTTTGTAAAACTCTAAAACACCTTGAGCTTGTTTATTACTCAAACCTAGCTTGTGTGCATTTTCTGCAAATTGTTTTACAGCTCCATCATCCAATGGAACAACATCTGATTTAACATCAAGTGCATATTTATCAGCAGATTCTGGTCTACCTAATTTATCATAGACTTCATTCCATTGATCTTCAGTTGAATTTTTATTAGGTACAGCAACCTTATCTTGTCCAATCATTTTAGTTGCATTAATATATGACTTGGCAAGTGCATCTATCTCTGTAAATTTTTCTATGTTTGGATCGCTTCTAAACTCTTCAGATATTGCTTCCTTCCAAGTTTTGTTAACTGTTGGTTGTTGTATTGTAGTTGATGCAATAGTTGCTTCAACAGGTTTTGTTTCTGTAGTTGTTGGTGTCGTTTCTACAGGCGAAGCTGGTTGCTCCGTTATCTGTTCTGATGACATATTTATCTATCCTTTTCATTTTGTAGCATTGCTTTTATAAATAGAAGGATGCTACGTTGACCTTCCATGTATGCACTCTCATGACTATCACCTTTAACATTGGTTGTAGTATGATGATGACATCTTTTTTCTAAATCAGACATAACTTCTTTGCCTTCATTTGAACTAAATAAAAATTGATAATTTTTTTTTATTTCGTTTAAATATTTAGTAATATTTTCTTGTTTATCTTTTGCTTGACCCATTTTTATTCTTCAGCATTTACAATAGCTCTTGCTTCTTCTGGTAGAGCTTTAGCCATTGGTGCTGCGTCTCCTGCCATCTTAGCAACTTGTTGAGCTTGTTGCATCTGCATTTGCTCCTGTTGTTGTTGTGCTTGTTGGTTTCTCATTTCTTGTACTTCACCTTGAGACTTTAATAATTTTTGTGGCATACCAACAATGTCGGCAACGTGCTTAACTAAATTATCAAAATTTACGTAGTCAAATACAGGAGCTACATTAGCTAAACTTCCAAGTATTTCAACAGCTCTTATTATAGATTGAAGTTCTGTGGATTTCTGTGCCTTTGCTAAAGGAGAAACATATTCAATATCTATATTAACACCGGATAAAGATTCTGGTGGTGGAGCAAACTGGTTGTTTCTTAATAGAATATTAAATACTCTATCAATAAGGGGTTGTAATAATTCTGATTGTAATCTTCCTAATACTGGTCCAAGTAATCTCATCTTCTCTTCGTTTCTTTGTATAACTTCTGTTGCTGTCATTTGTGGACCATCTTGCATCATTAATTGATTTACGTAAAACACACCTCTGATAGCATCTCTTCTTTGTTGTTCCATGTTTAAACCTAATGGATTATTTGCACCAATATTTAAAGGTTCAATTTTATCTCTTGTACCTGATCTATAAAAATTTAATCCACCCGGTACAGTTCTAACAGGTAATAAGAAACCATCATCAGGAACTAATAAAGGCGGATCAACTTGTTTTTGTGCAGCTTTAATTGTTACTTTAGACATTTCATTTAACATTTTAACATCTGGTAATGCTGTCATTGCAGGTGATCTACCATACACTTCATGTGATGCTTTTAAATATCTAGGAACTACAAAAGGAAATTCTTTAAATCCAGATACTGATAATTCATTTCCGCCTTTGTATTCAAAATAAATAGATTCAAAAGGCATATTCTTTTTATCTTGTTTCTTAGGATTAAATTCGTTTCTTGGATAGACAGCATGAATAATATCTATTTCTTCATAAGGATTTTTTTTTGCCATTACTTCAACATCTCTAGAAACATTGCTACCAAATTTTTGTACTAATGCTCTAGCTGTCATGTGAAATCTTCTAAAGATAGTATCAATTCTACCTTTATCATTTTCTGCAATATAAACTTCGTCTATGTGTCTTGTGGAAAATTTTAATAAATCATCATTATCTTCTTCTATAAACATGGCAGCAGTACCAAATGTAATTAAGTCATGATACAATTCAAAAATTTCTTGTTGAAAGTTTGATCTATTAAAAGCTGTATACATAACTTCAGTAGCTTCTTCTAACCAAAGTTTAGCTTCATCATCGTTTGCATCTTCTAATTTTTTAAATCTTAAAGTAAACCAAGGTGTAGATGGGTTTGTAAGCATACCATGTAAAGATGATGCTAATAATTCTAATGCTTGTAATGGAGAAGAATCAAAAATTCTTTCCATTCTTTTATCACCTCTTGCTCTTTTTTTAGTAATATCTGCTTTTCTTGGTAGCATATAATCAGCAACTTCTTGCCAATGTGTTTCCCAATTTTGTCTTTTGCCAGATAATCTGTCAAATCTTGAAATTAATTTTGATGTTAGTTCTGTTTTTGCCATTATTGTCCTAATAAACTCTTTCTACCTAATGTTAATGTTTTATCTTCTATACCTTTAGGTCCTGTCATAATTGTCATTGATCTACCTTTAGCTTTTGTTTTTCTTGAATCATATCCATCCATGCTAGTCGCTGTTACTTGAGAAACCTCTGCTTGTGTTGGTGCTGGTGCAGGCGGTGGTGCTGTTGGTTTTGGTGGTCTAAATACACTTCCCATATTATGCTCCTAATAAAGTTTTTTTACCTAATGTATATTCCGATGATTCACTTTCCATTTTTGCAAATCTTTTTTTTTCTGCTTTTCTGGTTGCTATTATTCTCGGTCTATATTTTTTTTCAAATTCTTTTGCTCCAATTTTTTGTCTTTCTTGTAAAACTCTGCCAAAATTTTTGCCTTGTGCTGGTGTTTTTAATCTTGCTCCTACTGATCCCATATTATGATCCTAGTAAAGTTTTCTTTTGTATTTCAGCTTCCTCTGTATCACCTAAAGGTCCAGTTAAGATAGTTGACTTTCTACCTTTTCTTTTTCTTTCTAGCTTTGCTTGTTCCGCTGCAATTCTATCTTTTTCTTCTTGAGATACTGTTGGTTCTGGCATTACTGGTGGTGGTGTGACTGGTGGTAACGGTGGCATTTTTGGTGTTAAAAAACTCATAATTATATAATCCTATAGTTATTATCTGCTATATCTTGTGGAGCAGTTTGTCCAGTTTTTATTTCTTCCAAACCAATACTCAAATATCTCATAGCATCACAAGCATGAGATGACCAATCGTGAACTGGTTTACTTCGGAACATACGATTTTTGTCAATATACTTCCGATGGTAATGTCTTAACGCATCTATTAACTTTTTGCAATGGTCTGTATCAATCCAGCATTTAGGTAAAGTCATGCTGGTTGCGTGTATGCCATCTTCTAATGGTAATTTTGGAACAACTTTAAATCTTATTCCTAATTGATAGGCGACCTCTCTCCTTGTTTTGCCATTGCCAAATTCTGTAACTTCGATGTCGTGTGGTGCATAATGATTTTTGTAAACATAATCTTTTTGTTTTAACATCTGTATGTAGTGCGGTAGTCCCTGTCCACGTTCTTCATGATAGTCTATAATATTAATGGCTCTACCTATTTGTTGAAAGAATATAATACTACTATGATCCGCCACTCCTAAATCCCAAGCTGTAGAGACCGGTAGACTAGGGTCGTATGGTACTCTAGTTATTTGTTTGTTATCTTCCATCTTAACAAGTACATCATTATAGATTGCACCTTCTATGTTAGCTATCCAATCACATTCAAACTCTTGTTGGTACTTCTTATCTCCCATTACTTCTTTTGCCTTGACCAACTCTTCTGGGTCTACAATTTTTGTATCAGATGCTTTAGCTATATAGTTAAACCAATCATCCGCACCTTGTGCGTGTTGGTATAGTTCGTAAAAGTTATTGTTCATTCCTTGTGGTGTGCCTATAAAGACACAGTAGCCTTTACGATCAGATAGTGCTGGTCTAATTATCTCGGGAAACAACTTGCTATGGACATTGGCATACTCATCTATTACACATCCATCTAGGTAGATACCCCGTAACCCGTCAGAGTTTTCTGCACCAAGCAAGGTTATTCTTGCACCATTGGGTAAATCTACCCTTAACTCTGTTTCATTAAACTTCGTATAAGGAATCTTGGCGGTAAACTGTTTCATATAATCCCAAGCAATAGATTTACTTTGTTTAAAGGTTGGCGATATATATGCATATCTAGGATTTTTCTGTTTAGATAGTAGAGCAGATCGTATCAAGTGGTTAATCATACATACTGTTTTGCCGAACCTTCTATGACAAACCAATACAGACCATCTGTGTTTAGAAATTTTGTTGTGCAAAAATGATTGGTGTTTTCTAGGTGTGTAGGGAATCTTAATATCCATATCTAGTGTATCATCTTGCTAGGCATACTATAGCCAGTAGTGTTGTAATCAAAGTTTAATAAGGTCATTGTGTAGTGTGCAAACGTCTCTGCGGTTTCTTCGTCATCAAAACCATATATCTTAATTGTTACACTCTGGTCTTTTTTGCTAACGAATACGACTGAAGTTAAATCATCTTGTATGTAATCCCACATATAATACTACATATAGTAATTGAAAAAAAAATTATACTATAAAGGTTTCTATATTTGGGTGTGGGTTACTTTAGAAGCTGTGTGTGTGTCTGTTGAGAAATCCGGAGTATATATATAAAAAAAAATGCGACCCTATGCTGGGGTATACCCCGCCTTATTGTTGCCAAAATCTAGACAATTTCTAGCCATTTATTATTACCGATAACTTATGATTATCGCTAGTAATATAAACCGATCATATACGCATTGAAAAAAACTTTGTTGATGTAAATGGATACTGACTTTACCAACCACATAACAAACATTAAAACCATTACAATCTAACTGTTGCATATCTATTCAACATTAAACTTGTTTAGTGTTGCAAATATATCACAGTAAAATAAATTAATAGCTGCCTTAATTGTGCCTTAATTATAATATACCAATATGGCTAATGACAACTAATAAACCAAAGGTAAAAACAATGCTTCAAAACAATATAAAAAAAATAACTCAGTATAATTATTTTATCAGTAAAGAAGAAGTAGAGAAAGCAACTGGAAAAAAAGGTAAATCTGAAAAAGGCACAATGGTTGTATTTAAACAAAATGGCGAATTAAAAGAGTTAAATATAGCTGATTATAAAAAATTAGAACTAAAACAATAATAACAATCGGGGGTGTAAAAACCCCCACAACCAAAGGAAAAAAATGACTAAAAAACACGCAGTATATTTAGAGGGTCAAGATTTACTTTTAACTGAAGTTCAAATTTTGAAAAAACTAGATACTTATAACAACACTCATACAACTGAGTTATTTATTGACGATAATGTAAAAGGTAATGAAAGTAATTTTTCTAATAACTTTTTAGAAAAATTAAATATTACTTCTAATTCTCATTATTCAATTAATTTAAATAATCAAATTGATAATGTTATTATAAGCAAACAATAAACAACAACCAAAGGAAAAAATGACAAACAAAGGTAAACAAATATTAAAACAAGTTAGAAGTTTAGCTAAACAAAATAAATTTGTTGAAGCTAAAAAAATGTTAAATAAATATTCTTATATTTGTGATGTAGATTCTGAATTTTGGAATGTATATCAGGGTTTATGGATATTATATGCTAAAAAAATAACAACAAATAATGCCTAAATTACGACACAATAAAAAGTATAATAATAATAAACAACTAATAAAGGGTAAAAAATGATAAAACTAATAAAACACGGAAACAACGAGACAGAAATAACAAACGGAAAAACACCTTGCGAAAGTGTTTTTTTCTCATACTCAACACCGGTAGCCGGATTAGATGATAAGGGGTTTTTTAAAACTTCTCATAAGTATTCTATGACGACTACAAAGCATATTAATAAATGGTTAAAACAAAATAATTGCAATATTAAAGATGTTAGAGTTTTAACACCTGAAGAAATTGCAATACATTTAAATGTTTAAACAAATAATTATTGTATCAATAATGATTACATTGATTTTATTTTTGAGCTATTTAGGTATAGAATACCTCGTAGCTCAATTAATAAATGATGTATTCGCACAAATAGGGGGAAATAATGAATAAATATGAAAATTATGTCAGGGAACAATTTAAAAGATTAAACGACACAAAATATGGGTTAAGTGTAAAAATATTTGATGCGGTTGGCAATAAAACTAATCAAATGGAATTGACGCCACAAAAAGCTAAATTAATATTAAAAATATTAAATGAAAAAAAATTAAACAATGTTTGATGATATAAAAAAAGAAATAGACGACACATTGAACCACATGAACCCGTTTGAAAATATATGCTCAGACGGGTACACCGGCAAGAATATTTTACCTAGTCATGTAAAAAAGTTTATTGCTGACAAGAAAGCAACACAAAAAGAACAAGAATTAGTAGATAACTATATTGATGAAATCAAACTCAAACAAGGGGAACAATAATGATAAAACAAGGAACACCAATAATAGAAATAGAAACTAAAATATTAGAAAATGTTTTAATTTCTAATAAATATCCAAGTATGCATAATGAAATCAAAAAAGAATTAAATTTTAGAAAACAACATAATTTTAATTCTAATTTGTCAGCTAATGAAAACAATCATATTGATTTTAATAATATGATTAAAACTTTTAAAGGGGAAAAATAATGCAAACAATAGAATATAAAAAATACAGAATAGATCATGTTTATGATTGCTCAGATGGTTATGATGAATTAGATCATTATACAGTTTGGACACCTAACGGCTTAGACATGGTTTCTGAAGATTTTGCAACTATTGAAGAAGCTAAATTATTTATCGATAACCAAACAAAAGGGGAAAAATAATATGAGATACGAACAGAAAGCAGAACTACAAGATAGCAACAAGGCTAGAATGTATGAAGAAAAGAAAAAACAAAATGAATGGATTAAACTAAAAAAAGGTAGTTGGATTGGTTTAGATTATGACCACAAAGGCAATCCATTAATTGATTGGAAAGATATTTTAAAACTAAAATCAGATGACGACACAATAGGTTATGATTTTCAAGTTGTAGCTTATAGAAAGGTTAAGGTATCAGATGAGTAGCGAGAAACTAAAAAAATATAGTGTGACAGTTAGTAAAACAATATCAGTATTAGCTAGTGATGAAGATACAGCTAAAGAAATAGCTATTGATGACTTTGATTGTACTGATTTAGATTGTGAGGTTAATGATGAGTAGCGAGAAGCAATTAATATTAATTATATTGGTATGGGTTGTAGTGTTTGGGTATCAATATTATAAAGATGAAAAGAAAAAAAATGACTATTATAAAAAATACAGACGCTCACAAGGGTGGGAATAATACAGAAGTTCATAGAAAGTATTTGTATAAAATGCTTTTTATAACTCTTATGAAAGAGGGTGGAGTAATGGCTCAAACAATCATAAGAAACTATAACAATAAACAACAAAAGGGTAAACAATGTACTTTGATAAAACATTTGTAAAAGTAGTCGGTAGCAAGTGGAATGAGAAAAAGAAAAAACACGATAAAGATATAGTGGTGGGTACGCATACTTGTAATGATGGTATGAGTGATAAAAAATTTATGTCTTTGCTTAATGAATTATCTGACGCTCATGACGCTAACGATATAACAATTACAGTAGAGTTAAAACAAAACCAATATTAACTAAACAAGGGAAAATATGAATATAACACGATTAGAAAAAGAAATAATCAAAGCTATTGATATTGAAAGAGATACTTTAGATAAGTTAGATACTCATACAACATTAGATACTTTAGATTATTCTTTTATTGATTTAAAAAAATTTGTTAGAAAATGCTTTAAAGATCATCTTAACGGAATTGATTAATCCTTTGGTGGTGTAGGTACTGTTTCTGCTACGTCAGTTATATCAGTACTTACATCAATAAGTTCTGGCTCACTTTCCCAACTAATCTTAACAACACTATCAGATTTAACATCAATTTTTTGCTTCTCTTGAAACAAACTAGAAACTCTGGGTGCTAACCATTTAAGAAAATCTTTTTTTTCTCGAATGAATAAGAGTTCATTTGGAGATAAGTCCATTTGTCCAGTATCAAATATTTGCAGCATTTTCTCTACTAAAGTTTTTATTCCTACTTCCTGAGCCTTATTAAATTCAGCTTTAAACTTTGGGTTTGTCTCTAAGTACTTGTAAAAAGTCCGTAAGCTGATCTTTAAATCTTTTGCTACGTCTATGGCTAGACCGCCATCGTAGATAGTGCCTAGTATAGTATTTTGTTCTATATCCGAAAGAGTGAGATCGTTTTTCTTCAC